TTTAATTTAAGAGGGGAGTGATTGAGGGATGATGACAAACGAGCAGATAGCCGAGCGGTTAGACATGCATGTTGATTCGGTTGAAGCGGCAATGGAGGTCCTGAAAAAAAAGGGGCTTGTTAACGAGTGCGGCGAAGTAATAACACCGCCTAAAGGAGAGCCTATGCCTAGAACAATAGAGCATTTCATTAAGCGTGGCGATATGGATCAAAAGTTAATACTTGATATGAAGCACGAAATTAGCGCTTGGAAAGCTAGGTGCTCCAAGCTTGAAGCGCAGCTGCTTAAGAAAAGGACTGAGTGTAAAGATCTGGCATCTAAATTAAATGGGAATGGGGGTGTTGTGAATGGGTAAAACGTATATAGCTGATAATAAGCCGTGCCCAAAGTGTGGTGCAAACGTATGGAGAGATCTGGAGGAGTCTACTGTATGCGCAACATGTCATCCTTTGAAAAATACACACGGCAATAGTAAGAAGGTGGAGATTCGTAGGCGTATTGAAGAGCATCAGAATCCACAAGGACCATGGGAGGACACGTTTTGACTGAAGACTTAAAGATTGATAGGACTGAAGAACACGAAGAGATCGAGCGATTGACTCGTGAGTTCATGAAGAAAGGTAAGGTCACTCAAGGACCCGCACTGTGTAAAACAGTTAGCGAGGTCCAAAGGTGTGAGAGCAATTTAAATAAAACTATAAGTTGGACTTAGCTATTTGGCCGCCCACCCAGTATTCCCTGTGCCGGTTTCTTTAATGTATAGGGTTGTTGAGGCTCCGCCATCGGTGCGAAGGTAAAACGACCCTACGTTGGCTGTTACAACTCCTTCGGGTGATCCAGCTCTAGAGAACATTGTTGTACCTGCGGTGCCTAGAATTATCTCTTTGATAAACCCTTGCTTCCATCTAAATAGAGTTAGCCCCAAATCATAAGTATCATTAATTCCTGGGTTAACTTCCGTCTTAGTTTGTACAAGCAAGTCTTGAGGCGCTGTTGTTCCGTCCACCGACACTCTTGTGATGTGAGCTGTTCCACTCATTACATGCTCAGTACCAACCGTGTCAACAGGGTCAATGGCCCACATCTCTCTCGTTCCGTTACCTCTAAATCTATTCTTGGCAACGATAGCGTTGGTGGAATTCTTTATTAAGTAATCTGAAAACTTGCTGCCAGTATCCGAAGCATCAGCCATTTTTAATGATCCGTGCATAGCCTCATCACCTTGACCGCCTGCCCACAACTCACCACCAGCATAAATTAAACAAGTCTCGTCGCCTTCGTTAAGAACCTTACTTTGTCTAGTGTCATTAATTATTAAACGTTCACAGGCCGTGCCTATGTGCAGCGATCTAGGGGCCGAGTTAACGTTTTCTTCAGAGTACACGAAGAATTCAGAGTTTCTAATCTTGTTAATATCACACCCTGCTGGACAAGTTGCATCAATGCAGTTTCCTTCAGTATAGATAATTCCGTAATGTGCTCTCCCTAGCCAATTTACATTGTAAAACACACCGGCTTGCCGATTGCCGTCCGTGTAATATTTGACGGTCCACACCGCGCAATCATCTTGAGTAGATTCGTGGTTAATGCCATTTACACCGTTACCAAATGCTCTTAAGTTTTCCAAATAGCAGCGGTTCATATTTCCAGTGTCTGAAACCAGGTTAAAGCCGTTGCCTTTGTGGATATTAGATATAAAGTCACCATCAACTATTAGCCTGTTTCCTCTTACTTCTACGCCGTGAGCAGTTGGCGAGGTAGAGTTGGCTGTAGTATCTGACTTCTGAGCCGTGCTTGCTTCAATTGATAACAAGCCAGCCACATAGTTGAAATCCGACCCGCCAGTAAATAGCATACCTATGCCATCGTGGTCTTTAATCAGCACCGCGCCATCGGATTCTATGCGCTTGTTTCCTTCAATATTTACAGTAGAGGCAAGCCTATATCTAGTCGCTTCTGTAGTGAAAGGTATTCTAATAGTAAAGTTAGCGTCTAGAGCTGCTTGTATAGGCACCGAATCATCAGCAACGTTATCACCTACGGCTCCATACCATTTTACATCAGCTGACTTAGAGTCAGCGTCCTGCCTCAACCATCTACCCGTACCAATAGTGGGCTGAATTACCTTTGCGTTGTCATCGGCGGCAGAAGACCCAGCATCAAACCGGAAATCACCCCCGCCACCATCACCTTCTGTCGTGTGATTTAATACATTTACTGACTCGTTGTCAGCTTGGCCGGTCACTGCTTTAAGAGCGGCTAGATTGGTAACGGTATCGGATGATATGATGTCAAATATAGGATCAGCTTCCCATATCTGAACACCATTCTTATCCTTTAGAACTACCTTGTAAGTCCCTGCTATGAATATGTCAGAGAACACGCCCTTACTATCAGCAATAACAGGGTTAGCGTTTGGCGTTGTCTCTCCCTGATCTGAGAAAGTATTACGGGGAGAAGCTGCGAACGATAGGCCAGTATCAGAGAAGAAAAGCTGTGCTCCATCTGATGGGGTTATGCCTGCTCCGATATCAGAAAAAGGTAATATAAATCTGTTGGCCATGATTATTCCTCTATGATTTCAATATCATTTAAAAGCTGTGTTAGTGCTCTTGCTGCTGCTGGGCTATCAACACCTAGCTTTCTTAGTTTAGCTATTTCTGCTTTCCAAGTAGGATCAAACAAAGCTTTAGATAATGCCGCTGTTCTTCGTTGAAATGCGACCTCTTCACCAACCGAGACTGCTGAACCCACTGGACCTCTGAAGAAGTTTCTTAACGACTGAATAGCGCCACCTTTAAGCTCTTTCTTTATCTCTTCTCTTCCAGCTGTCTGTGATCCACCAGGACGACCTAATCTAGCTCTACCTAATACAGTCTGTAAGTATTTAAGATTCTTTGCCTGCGTCTCATCTAAGCCCCTAAACAAAACCTTGGTCTGTTTATCATTGCCGAATATAGCCCTGAATAATTCACTTGGCAGGTTTGCAATTGACCCATCTTCAGCAGGCTTAACAGATCCTAGACGCTTCTCAAACTCTACCCTGATAATTTGATTCCATGCCTCTGGATCAACATCAGTAATAGCCTTCTTAGCCTTTGCTATCACTTGAGGGTTAGTTTGTGCAGGGTCGAATAGCTTTCCACTAATCTGCTTTAACTGCGTATCATCGATGTTTGCAATCTTGCCTATGATGGACTCTTGGATAGCTGTTACTTCTGGGGATAGTCTTATAAACTCATCCCTTGCCGCCCTATACGAAGGACTCTGCTTAACAAGTTGCTCAGTAAGATCCTTTTTGATGTCAGTCATGAATCGCTTTGTTGTATTGCCTACAGCATCCACACCGAACGTGTTTATAGTCTGGTCTATCTCAGTCTTTGCCAGGTGTAGCCTTTGCAAGTTACCACCAGCGTTCTTAATCTTCTCAAGGCTAGACGTTAGGTTTTTGGCTATCTGACCTTTAGGATCAAACTGTTTAGCCATCTCTCTAATCTTGGTTTGTAGAGCGCTAGTATCAATATCGTCTAACTGCCCTTTCCTCTGGCGTCTAAATGCCTGCTTGTAGATAGGGCTTGAAGCTTCCTTTCTAGCTCTGGTGGTAGCTGCTACCGCTGTTTGTGCAGCAGTCCTAACCTTATCAGCTCCAGTTATTACCGCCTCTGGTGGAGCAATGGAATTAATAAATGTTTCTACCGCATCACCCGCCGCTTTGTTCTGAGTCTTTAAACCGTCAATAGCAGATCTAGTGCCAGCTGGAAGTTGGGCAATGAACGACTGCTTTTCTAATAGAGCAGGAACAGCTGTTTGTTGAGCCTGGAATAATGGTACCCCAGTCTCAGCCGTTGCCTCTCTTGCTGCTGCTATGGTCGGGGCTACTTGGGCTAAGTCTTCAGTTGCTGCCCCTATTCCTCTAGCCTGACTTGCTTGTCTTGCGCCTTGAATAGCTGGTAAAACAGTCTCAGCAACACCGCCAAGACCAGCAGATAAAGCAATGTCAGTAGCATCTACTTCACCACCTATAGCCGCTTGGCCTGCTTGAATCACTGCTTCGGTAGCTCCAGAAGCCGCCGCGCCCGCTGTTATTTTTTGAAATAATGCTTTAGGTAATGCCGCCAACCTAGCCGCTGGTACAAATGCACCAATTGACGCTATCAACTTAGCAACGTCCTGGCCACTAACTCCAGGCTTATTGATAGCGAACTGCTTACCGTCATCGAAGGTAGCAACCAAATTGCCTTCTTCGTCTTTATCTATTTTCGTTCCTGGAAATTGAGTCTGTAATATGTCGCCTACTTCCTTGTCTTGAAACGTAAACAACGCGCCAGCACTCGCAAGGAATGATGGAATTGATAATTGATTCAACTGTTCAGCCGCGCCTATCTCTTCTAGCGAGCTGGCAAGTGGAACGGGTGTCGCCTGTGGCTCCGCTGGGGCTTCTGAAACGAAATTACCAGTATCAAGATCAATTACACCGCCCAACCTTTGTGGTTCTGGCTGCGGCAATTGAGCTGCGACATCTGGCAATTGGTCCGTTACTTTACCTGTATCAAAATCGATTACAGCCATTATTTATTCAACCTTGTTATTGTCTCTTCAATAGTTAGATTGTTTTGCACTGCTGTATCTTGAATGTCCTGAAGAGTAAACGGCCCTTTCTTAGTCACTATCTTCTCGTTGAAGTCGAAACGGAAGTTATCAGCATCGCCGCCTTGCTTAGTGAATTTATTAAACTGGGTTAGCTCTCTTTCATTAAAGAATCTAGCCCGATCAAGTGACTTAATCCTAGCTATGTTTGACTCTTTAGATTGACCAAGATCACCGGCAATAGCTTGAGTCACACCGAATTCGAAGTCCGTTGTTGGCCCTTTGAATTGCTGTAATTGCTCTAATGCTAATTGTTTTAAAGTTGCGTCTAGTGCTGCCTCGTCAGTTGCGTCAATGCCAGGTATTAGCCTAGACAGCTTAAGCTTCCCGGCGCCCCTCAATCCTTGGCTTGCCTGCTGAGCTAGTGTTAATGCTTGCCTTAACGTTCGCCCAGATCTAGCCGCGCCTCGATTACGAGTTGACAATTCAGTCTTTATCTTTGAAGTTCTGGCTACCTTTTGCTTAATTATTTCCTTCTTTTCAGTCTTGGCTACATCGATTTCAGCCTCAGCCCTTTTTGTCTCTAAAGCGGTTAGTCGCTTTTCCTCTGGAGTCCTCTGTAGTGGCGCGCCTTCTATTCGCTGAAAACCTGCCTGACCAGTCGAAGGATCAAAAGTGGGTACACCTATTTCACCTGTAGCAGGATCGGTTACCGGAGCAAATGCTCTTTGCCCTGCGCCTTGCTGTCTACCTAAAGCCCCAACACTAGCCGCCGTTTGATCAAGGCTAGCATCACTTAAATCCGCACCTTGGAAAGCTCCAGGGTCAATCCCAAACTCCGCAAGTCTTGGCCTTAATTGCTCCATTGCTCCCGCTCTAAGTTCAAGCGGTAGCGCTCGAAGGCTCTTTACTGAATTACCAATAAACTGTGCTCGCCTCAGAGACGCATCCTGATCACCTGCGGCTAAAGCTTGTTCGCCTCTTGCTAATTGCTGACGACCTTGCGCTACTTGCTGCCCTTGAGCCACGCCAGGTATAAAGCTAGCCTGAGGCACTAACTGAAATTGATTCGCTGTTTGCAATGCCATTTCTTAACCCCTTATCCGAATTGACCGACAACTTGGCCTAATCCCTGGAATAAATTTTGTACGCCTTGCGCCCTTGCTTGTTGAGCACCTAACACGCCGCTTGCTCTAGCTTCTGAGCCTGCAACCCCTAAGTTAGCCACATTGCCAGCTGCTTGAGCACCAAATTGGCCTAAGCTTGTTGTTGCTGCCTGACCTTGCCCCGCTATCTGTCCGAGTCTGCCGAATTGGTTTTGTATATCTTGCTGGGCAAATCCCACGGCTTGTTGTTGCAATGCAGTTCTCACGTTTCCGCCACCTAAGCCGCCAATAGCCGAAGTGTTTCTAACTAATGCCCGTTGCTGCCTGTCTCTCAAGAATTGCTGCCCTGGAGACTCCTGAAGTCCTGTGAATGCTGTCTGTTGTGCCTCTTGCCCAGATAGGCCGAGTAACGCTTGCTGCTGCTCCAGAGCGCCTACACCAGCCTCTTGGAATGGCTGTAGATTGCCTTGAGTAACATCAAACTGGCGCCTGGTCTCTTCGATGCCCGCTTGAGTGCCTTGGAATTGAAGTTCGCCAGCTTCTTCGGCTGCCTTCCTGCCCTTTCTAGCCTCAGATACTCCGGCTATCGTTCCGATAACTGCTAATGTAGTAGCCGCCATTTAGATCACCTTTGTCCAGCTGGTTTCGCTTTTAATATAACCTAGTTTATCATAAATACCATTTGCCACATCGGGATTAGATGATTCCATACTAATCATATTCCAGTATTTTATGCCCTGATCTTTTGCTAATTCTTCGATGAATAACATTAAGTTGATACCGTTCTTTCCGCTTCTAAATTCAGGGTTAACCCACCAAGCAATCTCTGTCCCCTGCAATGCTTCTAAGCTGGCAAGTAGAGGTGATTTAATTCCCGCTACAAATCCTTGGACGCCATCAATATCGAGTACAGCCATTAATCCTTGATCTATTGCCATCTGTAATATGCCTACAGAGTGGTCAGCGTCAAATGCTTCTTTGTACATTGTCTCTTTCCAAAACATGGCGGACATTTCTAATATTCTCGGCAAGTCCTCTGCCGTTCCGACCCTAATCATGAGAAGAAACACGTTAAAACTACACGCGCCTCCTTTCCTTGCCCGAAGCCGCCAATAGGCTCTGCTCTATGCAATGAATCTGCTCTAAATATAAAGGCTCGATTAGGTTTCATAGGTACCATGTGCATTACTTCCCACGCTTCAGGGTTATTCTGATCTTTTGTGATTATGTCTAAATACTTTTGATTCTCTGGGCTATAAGCTATGCCGGTTTCTCTGTGCTTTAGCATGCTTGTTCCTGCACTCTCGCCCTCGTTTATATAAAGCATTAGAGAGTAATCACCCATCGAAATATCACTATGAACTTGGTGTGGAGCTTCTACCCCTTCTGGGCTTCTGCGCATAAACATAGTCGATTGCTTTATGTCTTTGCCTATGTACTCGGATAATAACTTTTCAATCTCTCCTCTAACTTCTTCAGGTATGTCCTGGCAAATATGAGGATACTTAACCCCATCAACAGGGCTAACCGCGCCTTCAAAGTCACCCTCAATAGAGGCGTCCAATAAGGTTTGAAATGATGCTAAAAAGTTATCTAGGCTCAAAACTCCCTCCCTGTAACTCTAAATGTTAAAGCGTTAGCTGTGCTTGATTCCATCCTCAGAGATCCACCCGGTGGTATTATCTGACTAATTATCGATGGGCCTAAATCAAACCTATCCTTAACTACAATCTTTTGAGGTATTACAGCCCTGCTTGCCGCTTGAGAACCAGTCGAGTCATAAATATATGCTTTATAACTGACGCTAGCCCCGCCGCTGTCATTACTCGCAGTAAACGCCGTTATCTTTACCCCTGAACCGCCAGCACCCGAAGTGATAGCAGTAAAGAAGCTTTGAACAGTATCTACTGCTGTATTTTGAGCACTATTAACTAACGTAGAGTCAGCCATTATCTAATCCTCAGCTTTCCAGATTCAACAATGATGTTTGTTGTATTCGTGTTGTTCTCCACAAAGACCTCATAGAAGAAAATGTTTTCTATAGTTTCTTGCCACGGTATTGTCACAAATGCCTGTTTTGATCCTGATATCTGTATGCTAGTCGCGCTATCAGTTACCACACTTCCATTCACTGCTAGATACACCGTTACATCTATCGTCCCACCGCCAGAGCTGATCAATCCAACTGATACGGTTATAGGAACACCTGAAAGATCTCTTTCACTTAACGACGTAGCTCTGCCGCCTGTCGTACAAGTAAATAAACTCTCACGCACACATGTCCATGTAGCATTAACTATTACAGGTACGTTTTGAGTAGAAATTACTGTCGCTGTAGAGCTGCCATTGAATGATAAAAGGGCATCTTGAACGGTATCCGCTAAGGGCGTGTTATCTCTAAAGGTCCACCTAAAATCGTCTACTGCTATTCCGCTAAGAATCGCAGTCATGCCGCCGCTAAACGAGGAGTTAGCCATCATGCCTAAAAAGCCAGTAGGAACGTTGGCACTGCCAGCCGCGCCGCTTAGCCCAATCGCGCCAGCTGGCGCTATCATGATAATTTCAACTTCGATGTTTTGAATCGTAGCTGTTCCGAAATCCAGGGCTATAAAGCTAGCCGACGTGGAAGCAAAAAACATCCTATCAACTGTTGCAGCTATTAGGTTTGTCCCTGCGTATGTAATGCCGTCGTTCGCATTAGGGGCCGATCCTAATATAAATAATGGGTTTGCCATTCCTGTGAACGTACCCACTTTATTGCAAGAGATAATAGTTACGTTTTCAAGTTTGAATACCCTAGTGTTTACCACAGTGTCAGTGAACGTAAAGGCTTCAGCAGAGGGGCAATTAATGATTGCAGCTGCAATGGTGAAGCTCACATTAGTGCCGCTAAACATGGCCCCAGAGCCAGAATATGTAACAATATCTCCACGCTGGTTAAAGCTAGTCCATACAGCCGAATCCTCACACAAAAAGTTTTTAGCAGTAGTGAAAGCCCCCGTGATTACATAAATAATCTTAGCTTCTAGCGTTATAGTCGACGCGGTTTGAGTGGGGAAATCTGACTCTTGAGATATAAACGTAAACCCAGCAGCATCTAGAAAATCCTGAGTCTCTGCAATATTGGAGTTAATCTTTACAAAAGCATCACGCCAAGTATCACCCGTTCGATCGTTAGCTACTGTCCCAACATCAATAGTTTGTAGTGCCATGTCACGCTTCCGTTTGATCTACGGTGAATATAGTTGAATCTACTGTAAAGCCTGTTTCGTCACTTGTTAGAGCGTCACCGCTGCCTATTCTGTTTTCTAATGCGAAGTGGAAAGCGAGAATAGACTCAATTGGAGTTACTTCGATCTCGCTAGTATTCGTATTAGTCTGGCTAGTAATCCGCTCTAAATACTCGGATAGCCTAACGCTTGCTCGACCACCTTTGGTTATCTCTTCGCCACGTCTAGGGGGTATTATGTCAGCCATTAGTGCCTGCCTCCGGTGTTGCCGCTAGTCTAATAAAGTTCGCTATTACAGGGTCAGTTATAGTTAATCTCACTACACGAGCCACCGGAAAAGAGCCTTGACGCTCCCATACTGCCCTTTGCCCATACTCGCCAATCTTGCCAATGCCTCGGCTTCTCTCATCATTAAACGTAGTGCCACCGTCATCTGAATGATCAAGCCTGAGCTGAGGATTTAGCCCGCCAGTCAAACCAACGCCAGCCTGGAATGTAGCTTCAAGAGTGCCTGCAAACAGTTCAACGCCATCAGCGCTAAAAGGAGCGCTTGCCGACTGTCTGAATATTGGATCGCCGTAATATGTGAGCGTGTCTTGATCTATCTCGCCGATTATACCGGTTGATTGATCACCAACTAATAGCTTGCCGTATGCTCTGACTATGCTTTGTACTCTATAACGATTATCGGTAACGCCTGTTTGTTGCTCAAACCATATGTTAGAACCTGCCAAAGCCGATGCAGTAGCGTTATACACAAATGTCTTAGACGGTATACGCTCTGATTCAAATGTGAACGATACAAGGAATTGACCACGTTCTGACCATGTTAAGGCGAATGAATCGCTTATCTCTTGCTCGTTAAACTTCTGGATCTGATTATCTATCGCGTCTGTTGAAATCTTGCCTGCATTTGAGCTGCCTGATACTTTCCAAATAGCCGTCTTTTCGTTCACTCCACCGCCAGCAAACACAAAGGTATTATCAAACTCCACTATTGAAAACTTAGCGTGAACGCCTTTCTGAATATTTGCTCCCGGTATTCGTTGAAACGGGAAGCCTGCACCACCAACATTTTGGAATAGTTCGATTGTTTCCTGTCCAACTACAAACAACTCATTGTGGTTCACATGAACGGCGACAATCTTATCCGGGTTGATCTCAGCAGAGCCAAAGTCTAGAGCATCATAAGTAAAAGGATCGTTTAAAGCCGAGTTAAAGAATACCGTCCCATCTGAAGCGCTAAATACAAAGAAACCATCTTTAAAAACTACAGTGTCAGACACTCTAAAATCAGCATCAACTATTTGAGTTAGCGTGTTAGTTACATTGTTAAACGCGAAGGCTGAAACGCCAGGTATTACTATAACTAGATACTGGCCGTTATTTGCTAGCGAAACCCTTCCTGTTCCCGGCACAGTCCCGAGGTTGGTAAATGCTCCGTTAGCCGCTACCGATACCAAGCTATTACCATTCACAAAGAAGGCAACATCTTTCATCAACTGACCGCCACGATTACCATTAATCAAAGTATCAGCGAACTGTTTAAGTCCTGATGGCTGGAGTAATGCCCTAGGGTTTAATGCTGGACCTTCAGCAATTGTTGGAATCCAGCCTATGCAGCGTTGGCCGCTGAAAGCTAAACTCTCCGACTGATAGAAGCTGAAACCTAATGGCAAAGGAACTCTAGGCACTAAAAGTTCTCCTTCTTGTTAGTGTCAAAGAACCGATCATTAGAGAATATGCCGCAATCATTGCCTGAACCTGTAGGGAGAGTATCGGGGTAAGCTACGTTTATAGTTTTGGCTTGTGATGCTCTTAGTCTTGTTAGTGCATCGTTAGCGTTTGACTTCAGCTCTGATGAAACAATCGATCTCTGAAAGGCTGGAGCGCAATCAATAGCAAGATTGAACTTGAATGCTCTAACAGCGTTTCTATCTATATTGACAGTATCAGTGCTGTTCAATACTTCTACGAATGCAGGCAGCAGACCTATGTCGGCCCACTCAGTACCCAGGTCATTCATACGGGTTAAGATTGCCTGAAAGTCACCTGGCTCTAAATTGATCTCAGCTGTCTTTACAAATATCTCTTCCGCTGCACCATCAACTATCTGCTGTACTGTTGTCATCTTCTAGAGCCTCTATAGCCTTAACTGCTTTGTTTTTGATAGTGTCTAGACTGCCTTGCTGGTTTACTTTTAAATCTAATTCTTTGAGATACTGATTAATCTCTGTCTTTGTACTCATGCCACGAATTGCGCTTGTATGCCACTCTTTAGTCCCCGGTATTCCTGAACCTTTATCGCCATCCACATTCGAAACACTTTCAGACTTAGATTCATTCTCTCTAACCCATCCGATTGACTCGGCATACTCAACGGTAGCCTGTCGATCGTTAGTAGTGATTGGTTGCCCGTTATCTTTAATCCAGTTAATTGAACCCATGATTCACCTTTAGGTAGGCTCCAAGGCGATGCCATAAGCACCGCCGAGGAGTATTACTTATGCTACACCAAATCCTTGTCCAGCAAAGAACGGGTTAAATACCGCATAGGCAGGAAGTAAGTCGAAACGTACCTTCTGCTTGTTTGCGTCACCGTCAGCATACTTACTAACTCTCATTGAAATACCATCTTCAGTAGTCATTAGAGTGTCAGTAGAGAACAGCTTCTTCAACGGTACAGTACCGATTCCGAAAGCTTGCTTATGGTAGAACATGTTGGGTTGAAACACTGTTGAAGCAGCTGTGTTGAGGATGGTGATTACATCGTCATTAGCTATTACAGAGTCAACGGTATTGTATTGACCGTTAGTCTCAGAGATTGCAGGACCAGCGACTAACAAAGTACCTGCTCCACTTGAAAGAGTAACGTCAGCAGTAACCACGCCAGACCATAAGATCTGAGCACCGGTTTGATCAGTGAACTCGCTTCGAGTAGAAAGACTCAAACGATTGATACCAGTGATTTGAACTATCTCACCAGCTTTAATCGTATCTGAACCAGCACCAAACCCGTCAACCGCGATTGATTGGATCATGGTGTCTTTGTTTGTGGCGTAACTTACATCAGTAACACCAACGATTGCACCAGCTCTGTTAGCGCCAGCACTCAAAGTTCCAGACGTATAAGACGCTAGAGCGTTTGAAGTGATTGCACTCAAGTTGCCAACCTTGTTAGTAATCTGAGCATTTTGCCATGCTGTATTCACTAGCGAGTCGCTACCTGAAGATAGGCCACGCTGCACATCAGCGAGATTAACAGTGGTAAAAGGGTTCATCACATAAGAGCGCATACCGTCATTAGGAACACCCATGGAATCCATGAGAGCGCCCGCACCGGCGATATCAGACCATGCGTCAACTTTCTCGCCTGGAGTACCGAAGTGAAGGTTACAATTCTTAAACATGAATGCGCCAAAGTCTAATTCCAGATCAGTAACGATCCGGGTAGCCATTGGAGCTAAGATTTGATCTAGTTGATCAAGCTTAAGGGCCTCATCTACTTCATCCCAATCAGCATGAACAGTGAAATAGTCTTGGACTGTTCCAGTTGCTTTAGCTGCGATCAAGTCAGACTTATCAACGGATGAGATATCACCTGTTGCAGTACGATCTGTCTTGTAGTCATGGGGACGCTTGAAGTCAACTGTAGTACCGCTGGAAGCATTGAATTTACCGCCTAACAGCTGAGTGTCAACGGTATTTAAAAGTACACGAGAAGCTTCGAACTTCTCCAAGAATACCCGCGCTAGTTTCCGGGTGGTGTTGTTGTCCAAACTATTAGAGCTGTTAGCCATGATATGAATTCCTTATTCATAAATAGCACCTTTTGGCCCTCTCTGTTGTGAGACTGAACCGCCTGAGTTTAGGGGTTCAATTGGGTCTGGTGCTGCACTTAATTTAACATCGGGTTGTGCAGACATCGTTACAGAAATTCGACCCAGCTCCATCATTGCCGCTTGTGGTGACATATTCGCTATCTTGTCTGCTAAATCTAAGTGGTTGCCTAGGTGATAAATCAACTCAGCTCCGTTCTCAGATCTGACAAGTGCGTCAGCTACCCCTTCAGGTAATAATGGTACGTTATTGGCTACAACATCAAAGTCAGTCTTTGCCATGGCAACTATCCGATCATTGAAACCCTTTTGAGCTTCCTTTGCTTCGGCTGCTATAACACTGTCCGACTGTGTAGATGCTACTGCCTTAACTGCCTCGCTTACTCTCTGCTCAACCTTGTGATCAATCAAAGCTGTATTATATGCGTCTTGATCGAAGTCAAAGTCTTCAAGCTTTGGAGCTGCTTTAAGATCAACCGGCTTAGGTTGCTCTGTCATCTCGTCTAGCTTTCGTTGCAGTTCGTCTGCTCGTCGCTTCTCCGCGTATTTATCTGCGGTTATTTTGTTGATCCGCTTTTGAACACCATCTTCATGGGTCTCTGGCTTCTCTTCGGGCGCTGATTCCGATGTTTTAGCCTCTGTTTCAGTCTCGACTTCCGGAGTATCTAATCTTGGATCGTCGATCACTTCACTTTCAGCTTGTGCAGCTAACTCTTCACTCATATAGCACCTTTCGGTTAATTTTAGCCGTCAATATCGCTTGACGTTTGCGTTAATACTAATTGTATACCACTGGTCCGTTTTAATACAGTTAGCTCACGATATCCTGTCCCACTGATGCACTCGGCTTCTGAACCGTTGGCACTCTAGTAGCTTCTGATCCTTGGCCTGGTACTACTTGGCCTTGTGCATCCTGAACTAAGCTTGCTGTCTGCTCGCTATTTGGGCCTTCGTCAATCACATCTTGAGCTTCTGCCATTAGGTCTAATTGCTTAATGCGTACATTGTGATCAAGCCTAGTAAACGGTATGCCCGCCTCGCCTTGGTCTTTGTAAGCTGCGATCAAGTCTTTGTAGGCTGCAATAGTTGAGTTCTGAGTATCGACGGTAGTTTGTAGAGTCTTAGCCTCTCTCTCTTCGATCTTAGATATCAAGTCTTCAGTCTGCATCTCAATGTTTGTGGTGATCGCTTCCTGTTGAGGGTCTTTAGCTGGTGGCTGATCTAATCCTAACGTTTCAATTTCTTCATCAGTAGGATCAACTATGCCTTGTCCGATCATTACCTTTCTGACACGCTTAGTAAGTTCTTTAGACTCCAATATAGGCAGATCTTTAGCTACTAGATCCATGGCGACCGACTCAAAGAATGGCGACTTGGAGATAAGCTCTATGATCTGTTGCGCCGATTCCTCTCGCTGAGTAGAGAACGCTGGGCCTGTTGCCGTGACAGTATCGTATTTACCCGCCGATAGGTCGTTAACCAGTGTAGGCTCGCCTGTTTGTTCGTCTAGAATCTCTTCGTTAACCGTGACTAATTCAGTCTCGCCATCTTGCGCCATTATTCTGACTTGCCTGGCTGTATCCATAATCCTTGGTATTAGGTCAATAAGAATGTCAGCAGTGTAATCGATGGACTTTTCTTTGTTGTCAGTGAATACATATTGACCTCTATCACCTAGTCGCTCTTGAGCTTGAATAGCCTTGCCACTCTTAAGCTCTGGATTGGCCCCTAAGCTTGGCGGCTGCATTCCGGTAACATGATATAGATCCATGCTTGCCTGTTGTATCTGCTGTAGCAACGCATTATTGACACTTGGTGCACCTGTTCTTTTCGGAGGGCCTGGGAAAAGTGGGTCATTATTGAACGGCATGAAAGGGCTATTGCTTCTGTTAAAGTTCTCATACATAGGCTCGTGCCCTTCAGCCATCATTGGTGTATACCAATACGGATCTTTAGGGGTTAGCGCTGTTGTTTCAATCGCTGTACTTGTGCCGTAGTTGTATATTCTTGCAGGGTCTTTAGCGAATCTCACTATTCCACGAGTAAACGTTTTACCCTCGATGTGGGCTTGACGGCCATACATAGGGATTAGTGGGATGAATTTACCAGCCCATGGCTTGGGGCCTTCTAGCACTTGACCGCCATCCATTAGGTACATTTCGACCTTGTGGGATTTAACCTTTCTTTTCTTGAGCACGGTTATACCTTTTGCGGCCAGCTCGTCTAATACATCCGCCTCCTCATCTAAATCTATAACCCTGCCATCGGATAACTTGCCTATGTTTTTACTAATAGGAGTCTTCACCCAATACTCGGCAACCTGTACAGAGGCCTCCTTGACCCACATATTGCAGCCGTTACCAATCCGCAAGAAGTCTACATCCTTTGGCCATTCGGTCGGAGTGCTATCAAACCTTTCCTCGTGTTCATCTCTTGGCATATCAAGAGTAAGGAAGCCCCAATTAGCATCACGCTTATCATACTCTTTGGCTGCTGTGTCGAACCATAACGAGGTAGTAGCGCTTAAGATCGGTTTAATTAATATGTCTTGCTCGAAGGCATCATCATCATTGAATTCTGTTATTACTCGCCATCCACCAAACCCGCCGTTAACAACTTCATCGAAGCCGTTATCATATGCTGACTGGGCTTTAGATTGGCTCTCTATGTTTCTAATCAGGCCCGTCATGGTCTTGGCTGTGTCTTCAGTAGCTCCACCGGAAACAGGTCTAACCTTGATATCTATTCGATTCTGTCTATCGTCACCTGTTAACTGATCCACTGCCCCGGCTACTCTGTTGATAGTGTATCGAGGTCTATCAGCTCTTTGGGCTTTGGCGTGATCGTCCCATTGACCATCTTCTGTTTGAGCGAACTTAATATCTTCAACAGCCAACTGTCTTTGGTCGCGCTCCTTATCCTGCACTTGCTGAAAGCGTTTCAGAGCGGTCTTATGTATCTCTTGTTCTTTATCAGTGTTAGCCATTACCACTCCGATGCAAAATTTAATGGTTCGTGTTTTTTAGGTTCTTCATGAGCTACTGCCATCAGTCCGAAAGCGTCAGCACTATGAGAAGACCAATCATGATCAGGTCCTAAGCCTATATCTCTATCCTTGTCCCACTTCTCATGATACCAACCTAAAGCGTCTATACCCGGCTGGCACTTTCTAACGTCTATCCAGATACTAGGAAATAGCTTTCTAACTTCCTCAATCCTAGCCTTAGCCGCGCCCTTACCTTGGTTCGGTACGACTTGAACAGTATAGCCAGCCCCTTCAAATGCGCTTTGATAGGATACGTTATGCACCCTGTCGTTGGTCTTGCCGTCATGAGGGAGGACTATCTGAGCTTTGTCTGGCGTATATCCTTTCTCTCGCATCCAGGCTAAGTGATAAGCTAAGTCTTGACCCTGGACTTCGTAGTGATCGATTACTCTAATCTCTCTACCAATAAACTGAGCTGCCCAAAATACAAAGTTATCAGCCTTGGCGCCTGTTCCACCGATATCAGCAAACAGCTTAATAGTCATTAATGGATCAGCGCCGACGTTAGATATCCTGCCGTCCTTCTTGGCTTCCAGGATTCGTTTAGCAAAGTAAGCGCCCTTAACTACCTTCACATAACCACCATCCCAAATGTGGTCATACTCTTCTGACTCATCCTTAATGCAGTCTAATCGCTCTTGTTCTAGTACCGCAGGGAACCATGGATTATGAGACCAGTTAGCATTAACAACGATTGAGTTAGTAGGTGGGTTGCCCTGTCTTAACATCATATCTACAGGATCGTTCTTTCTTCTAGGGTTCCAGCTGAACCATAATTCAGAGCCTGGCGTCCTAATTGTTGGTCTTAGTAATTTAAGGGAAGTCTCTGAAAGTGTCTGAGCCTCTTCTACCCATGCTCGATCCATTCCTTCTAATGACTTAATAGAGTCGGCGGTGTGATCCTGCATGCCTTGAAACATTATCAAGCCATCCCCTGGCGTTTGAATTACTTCTTTGAATATCCTAAAGCCGTTAGCCTCACCTAATTTAAGGGAAGTGATCTTATCCTCTATCAGCTTCTTGCTTGATGACTTGAGAGTCTTTTGAACTTCTCGAATACATACAGCTCTTAAGCCTGGATTACATACAGAGTCATCTACTAATAGCTCACCGAAGAAATGAGACTTGCCCGAACCACGTCCACCCCATGCACCCTTATAACGTGCTGGTTGAAGCAATGGTTCAAAGACTTCAGCTGTCGGTATCTGTAGGCTTAACAATTACCCGCTCCACTTTTCTAATAGCTATTGGGTTGTCTTCATCACCTGAGATAGTAAGAGACTGCGCAGCCCTTCCATCTAATCTATCGTTGATCTCTTTCATTGCTGCTAGATCACCTTCATCGACTGCTTTCTTTATAATTGGCGACCACATCATGATTAAGGTTCTTATCCTGCTAATGACTTCTAAGGTCTCAAAGTCAATTCCCTCACCAGGCACATAGTGTTCAAGGGCTAGCTCTAAAGCTCGTCTGCCCTCTTTCCCTATCTTGTTATTACTATTACCTGGTTGTCCGCCTCTCTCTGCCATTCGAGTCAAATATATCCTTTTGTTTTGTGTGGTTACTTACTAGGCTTCTTTACTGTCTTACGTTTACGCTTCTTTGCTCGTTCTTTAGGTGTATGTACTGGCATGTCCTATCTCCTTATGGTAGCACTCTGAATTTAACATAGTTTGATTTTCGTTCATCAGTACTAGAAAAGGTTAGCTTTGCTCTCATTCTGACCCTTCCGATATAATCTAAATCGTCTTTGGTAAGTGTAGTATATAAAGCGTACTCGTTAGCTAAGGCTAGTATTGCCCCATCAACAACGAAATTAGTAGCCGGTATCGTTGCTACAAACTCCTTTAGTGTTCCTACCTCTGGTTCTAGATCAATAATTGCAGCTGTAGCTAAGCTTATATCTTCACCGAAGTTAACTACCAGTGGTTGGCCTATCTCGCCTTTATTTAGATCACTCATAATTTACCCTTTGCTATAATGCCATTGCCTAAAGCTGAGGTTACCACTACACCATCACCTAGTGTTGCTACTACCGATATTCCATCACCAAGCATTCCCCCTACTATAACACCGTCAGCTTCTGGTATTACTGGAGGGATTATTGTGGATATATTGTAACCTCTTGTTACTACAAATGGTATAGACCCGCTAAATGTGCCATTACCAAAGCCACGAGTAACCAGAAGCCGAATAGGCATTACGAACTCCGAGTGCTGCTAGTTGGATCTGACGCATCATCTAGAGTCATAACCGCTGCCGTAGTGCTTCCGTTTAACCTCTTAACCGTGTTTGAAGTGCCTGCTATGGCAAATTCCGTTAGTGCCTGCTGAATAAGGAATAAAGCCTGGGCTAGAGTTGGCGCCACTCCGTCAGCCGCATATGCTTCTGTCATTTGAGTAGTCAGTATTTCTACAACTGTTGGCGCTGTACCAGCTGCATCCGGAACTACTGTATTAGCACTGTCGGTGCCTCTCATGTCCGTATTAGCTGTTGTTGTTGCCACTGTAGTCACGTTGTCTATGGCCCCAGCTGTCGTATTAATGCTAGATGCTAACAAAGCTGAGTCTGTGCCCCTCATTGCAGTCGTGGGTATAGCATCCAATAACAAATCAAGTCTGCCACCATTTAGCCAGTCTGTTAAAGCTTGCAATCTTGTCTCTGTGCAGACACTTGCTAGAGCCGCTGAATCAGTACCGCGCATGGCGGTTGTAGGAATTGCGTCTAACAATAGGTCTAGTCTTCCGCCGTTGAGCCAATCCGTAAGGGCTTGTAATCTGGTTTCAGTACAAACACTGGCCAGTGCTGCACTATCCGTTCCTCTCATTGCAGTAGTTGGAATTGCATCAAGCAAGAGATCTAACCGGCCTCCATTAATCCAATCTGTTAATGTTTGAAGCCTTACTTCTGTGCACACGCTCGCCAAAGCTGCG